AGGATTCCAAACATTCCACCACTCCCTTTTTATAATTGCACCCTCTTCGGCAGTAGGGTTCTGCATATATTGTGCATTCCATTTGCCTACGGGTATTGACGCTTTAACGCCCTCTAATTCTTCTCTGCTCCAATACTCTGGCCATAATACATTATCAGTATCTGGAAATATAGCAGGAAACTCCACAACCTCCCACTTGTCCGCTCCACCTTGAGCTTGTTTTTGCAAAACTCTAGCCGTTAAATCCTTAATACCCCATCTGGTCATAACAACAATTATAGATCCACCTGGCTGCAATCTCTGTCGTGGTCCAGATGTGTACCACTCATAAATACTATCCAATGCCGTTGGACTTAACGCATCTTGCTCTGATACTGGATCATCAATGATAAGTAAGTCTGCACCCCTTCCAGCTAACGCACCCCCTACACCAACTGCGTAATACTCACCGCCTTTGTTCGTTGACCATCTGCCAGATGCCTTTGCATCGGCTGCTAGTTTAACCTCTGGAAATATATCCCTAAAGTCCTCACTATCAATTAAATTCTTAACCTTACGACCAAAACCAACGGCAAGTTCCGCCGTGTGTGTTGCTTGTATTATCTTTAAATCTGGTCTTCTTCCCATCAACCATGAGGGAAATAAATAACTAGCAAATTCAGATTTAGTATGTCTTGGCGGCATATTAACAATCAAACGCTTAATCTTGCCATCTGCTACTTGTTGTAGTTTATCTGCGTATATCTTATGGTGCCTACCCTCAATGAAAGAAGGCCAGATACGCTTTACAAAATCCATGTACTTGTCTTGACTTACTTTCTGCTTTTCAAGCATCGTCAGACGATCAAGCATAGGAGCTATTTTGGATAACTCATCATCACTTAAATATTCTGCAAAATCTAATTTCATTGTCCTGTGGATAGAAAATCATCAACTGCTTTAATTAAACCACCATCAGCAAATTCAGCAACGCCACCTTTAGCCATAGATCTCGGTGATCTGATACCTGTTAATTGAGCAATCAATCTGTTTAAATCACCAGTGCTAAATCCAGTGCCTTTAAAGTCTCCAACATTTGTCGTAAAAGGCGAGTCTACAACAACTGGACTTTGAGGTGGCAAAAATGGATTTAAACCACCAAATACGTTTGGAGCACTAGATTTTGTTTCTTCTTCTTCTTTCTTTATTGGAATAATTGGCCTGATGACTGGATCTTCATTTTCATTGCTTCCAGTATCAGGAGCAAAAGGGTCTATGCCCTCCATAAGGTTTCCATATTGATCCTTTATTCCAACTATTTTACCATCTTGATATATAGGTTTTGGCTCATAAGTGCCACCAAAGAATCTCTTTCCACGATTAGTAGTTAAGGCATCTACCATCCTATCTCTGGTAAAAGTCTCTGGTAAATTTAATGCTTTACCAAATATTCCAGAAACATTTATTGATGGTTTTCTATTCGCTAACTCAACAATATCTTTTTGAAATCCATCCTCTAAACCACTCACAATTTCGCCAAGTCCACCACCAAATCTTGCTCTTGACTCTCCAGGACTCATTGTCCTTATTGATTCATCTTGATCTATTTCTCCTTCAGATAATCCATCTCTGCGTGTTGATGTTGGTGAAATGCCAACGCCCATAGCTTGTGCCGCTGCTATTCTGTCAGCTTTATCTCTTTCGGCAAGTTGTCCACGATCCAATAATTCTTGCACTCTTCTGTCTTGATCTATTCTATCTTGAATAGCTCGTTCAGCTTCATCTATGGCAAGTTGATCATCTCCAACTCTACTAATTTCAATTGGTGTTTGCCCTCTAAAGTTTTCAGGAATTACATCAGCAGCATCATCTCTGAAATTTATTGGACCTAACGCCCTACCTCTTTGTGCTGCTAACGCTTCTTGTTGTTCTTTTACGTTTTGTTGCAGTGCATTTGTTATTGTATCATCTCTATCACCAACTAAATTAATAAGAGCTTTAGCTTGATCCTCTTTAACTGTGTTTCTTGTCGAATCAACTATTGGTAAATTGGCACCTGGCAAAGACCTTGCAAAATTTCTGTCAATTGTGTTTTCAAATACATCTATATTTTTATCTAAACCTACACCAGCTCTTACGTCTGCATCGCCAAGTATTTCTTCTTGATTAAAAGCCTTTCTTGAAAATTCTGCTGGATTTACACCTGATGCTTGAATAATATTGTTTATAACTTGCAAACCTAGACTTTTCCCATCAAATTCTGCACTCTCTTTTTGAAAAGCATCTAACGCACCTATAAGATTATTATTTTTTGCATCTTCTTGTAAGCCGTCTCTAAGCTCCTTTTGAACCTTGCTTGGTATGTTTAAGTTTTTAAATGCGTTTTCTATAGATTCATTATTAAATGTTACGTTAGGAATTGAAGGTGTATCAAGTATAAATTGTTCAGAATCTGCTATATTTTGTTGCCGCTCATCTTCCGTTACAATTGGAGTGCTTATGACTTCAAAATCATTTCCAGCAATAGGATCATCGTCTACAAAAGATTGATTGTCATCATTGTCATCATCGTTACCACTTACAGCAGAATCATCACTGCCATATCCACCCATACCCTCGCCAGTGTCAAAGAAACTAGGAATACCCATAGGACCTGGCTCGTTTGCACCACCTAAACTCTCTAATATATCACCCTCTTGTGGCGTAATATAAGCTAACATATGTGGTTGACCCATGATTTCTGCCTGTCTTGGAGCAACATTGCCACCCCCTTGCATCATTTGCATAGGTGGATTGAAAATATCTATGTCTGAAACAGAGGGTGCCAGACTTGGAGACATCATAGCACCCATTTGCGGTGCCATCGGAGGATTCAATGAACTCGCACCACTCATATTCTTTAAAAAATTGTTGAAATTACCACGACTTAGTGCCGTTGTGTCTAATTTTACTGTAGGAGGTTGGGCAGGGGCTGCGGGGGTAGGCATAAATCCACCCATAGGTCCATTCGACATGAAAAATCTCCAAAATTAACGTCTTTTGAAGATATTATAATACTAACCAGTTTTTTGCAACATCATTGTCATCTCTCGATTGCTCTGATCTAACAATCTAGTCATCCAAACCTCATCTTGACGCTTCTCTGCATCACCAATCGTGTGATCTATCGCATTGCAAAGCTTCCATATACGCTGTTCTTCATGTTTCGTCAGAGGTGTCTTATTGTCATCGTAGTTTATTATCTCTTCCGTACCCTTTTTAGCCTTTTTTTCATCACATAAGTACAAAACTGCGTATTTTACTGATAAAGGTATGCGATATTGCTCTGTTTCATAGCATCTGTAACCCCTCTCACTCAATCCTAACCTCTTAGCCATCTGTATCTGGTTCAAATGTATGCTTTTTCTGTGTTCCTTTAACTGATCACCTGACCAATCACTAAAACTGTTGTCGTTCTTCTTCATATCTGTTCCTTTATAATTCCGTAATCTAATAAATCTTCAATAAAATCATTGTCAGAGCCAAAACGAACTGGATCACCAGTCATGTCGGATAGAAATGAAGCGTATGTACGCCTCAAATCATCTCTAGTCCTAAAAGCCATCAAAGATGTCTTTGTAATTTGATCAATCATTTGAGATGGATCGCCATAAAGTATAGTTTCACCATTGTCGCCTTGCATAATATATTTTTTCATAAATACATCATAGGTGTTGAGTGCCTAAAGGTCAAGGAATTTTTTATAAAATTTTTTTTGGGGTGCCGTTTTTAAAACACTGGGGGCTGTTTGTGGTGAACTTAGTAAAGGTGCAACCAGATCGTCAAATATAAAAAAAGGGGGGGATATGGTATCCCCCCACCGATCCGATTCTGATAAAAAATTCTCAGGGAATCTATTATAGATTTTGTTTTAATAACTTTGTTAATTGTTCAATCGTATTTAAGATTTTAGTTTTATCTTCATTTGTTAAATGTCTATTTTCAAAATCGGATAAATCAATTTTATTAATTGATACTTTACCTTTAAAATGATTCTGCAATTGTGGTAATGTGAATCCTTTTTTATGGAGTCTTGAAATTTCAATATATCTATCAACAGATGTTTCATCATACATTGAATGTTTTTTAATAAATGTAATTGGAGTCAAAATTCCAATATCTGTTAATTGTTGGAGTCTTCTATAATTACATGGAAGACTCTGTCCCTTCGTTTTATATTGTTTTGATTTCCACAAAATCGATTTATCTTTTTTTTCAATTTCGTTAATCACTGTTAATAATTCTGTTCTATTATACATTTTATTTTCCTTTGTTTATGTTTGTTTGTTTTCTATGAATATCTTTCGAGTAAAGATTCACGACTAAGTCGTGAATCTATTCTCAAACCATGTTTTTAAATCTTGTCTAATATTAGACCAAATGCAGTCACTATTATTATTTAATTGAATTGTACCATTTGAGATTCTCTCGATTTCCATTGGAATCTTGTATCCATTTAAATCGTAAAGACCATTAGACGAGCCGTTCAAATGACCATAAAACTCTTGGTTCAATGTAATCACACATTGAGTACAACCAATCTTTCGCCTAATTGTGTTAATTGTTCTTCTAACAGAACGAGCATCGTTAATACCACATTGACTCATAATCTCTTGAGTCGTTGCTCCATTAGGATTCTGACATAATTGAAACACTTTGTATAACTTTGAATTATATGGCATGGAATTGTTAAGAGTTTCATTATAACGAGTGCCTTGATTAACTAAAGTGAATCTATTGTGGTGGGAATAATCAACAAGAGTGACTAAAAACTCAATAAAGTTTTTAAGTTTAACATTGTTTAAAGTGCCTTGATGTTGGCGAAACTCAATTGTACCTTTTCCACCACCATTAGACTCAATGTGTGAAATATTAATAGCATTGAATTTTCCACCACAAATATTTTTTAACTCTGTTAAACTTGTGCAATTCATAATTCTATTAACTCTATCTGTCATATTTCTTGCATATCTTGAATCTCTTCTTGATGGTGCAAGAAATGAATTTATTACTTGTTGATGCTTTGCATATCTAAAACAAATATCCTTTATAACCTCAAATTGAATCGCATCATTTGAGTCTTGGAAATATTTGTTATCTCTAAACTTTGCAATTGACCTTGTGTTAAATTCTTCAGAATCCATTGTAATCGGTTTCAAACCAATATGAACATGATGACCACATGATGTCGAAACTCTTCCACCAAGTGCGATAATAATATCATTAACTTGAGATGAAATATTCCATGTGGATTCTGCTTTAAAAGATAATGGAGGAAAAACAACCTCGCCTCCATTAGGTAACGAGCCGTCTCTAATAACTCGTAAATAATCTAAATGAGGATAATTTGCTAAAATCTCATTTCTTAAAGTAGTAGGACTCAAATTGTCAAATTCTCTTTCAAGTCCAATCGCTCTATCTGTTTTAATGTTAGTCATAATCTTGCCTTTCATTTTAAAAGTCTGTTTGTTTGTTTTATCAATTCTAGCGAATCAATAATTTATCTTACTACGAAATAGGTATTCAATGCAAGTTTTAAGTTATAAAAGTTCGTTATATGTCGACCTGATCGAAGCAGCTTGAATCTGTTATTTTCTGCGAAAGTTCGCTCAAAAAGGAGGAAGCAGAAAGAACTGGGAAGCAAATCCGACTCCGAAGCCCGACACCGACACCGACCAGGAGTCCGTCCAGCTGGTAGATCCGGGCAAATGACCGAACAATAGTTCGCTGATCCGACCAGACCTGTGTACGAAAGCTGGCAGGAACTGGTTTCACCTGGCTGGGTCTTTGCCCAGACCGAACAATAGTTCGGCTCCGAGCCCGCCTCTGATCAGCTTGCCTGGAACAAGCTGGGCCACAGAGCGAACAATCGCAGAGTTCTGCGACTTTTTTTTAACCCGGTGTAAGAACTACCGGGCAACCAGAACGAACAATAATTCGGTTTTCAAACAGACCGGTAAAAAACGAACAAAAAAACCCAGACGCTTCCGTCTGGGCTTTTCCGAACAATCTCCTTTCTATGTGATTAGTAGTAAATAAAAGGCAAATCCGAACCAAGTGAGGCAACCAAGTAGATTAATTAAGAACATCCAAAACATATCATTCACCGAAATAAAAGTGTTGTGCAAATTGTAACAGAGTTTCTTCGTCTTGTAGCTCTGTCCTTTCCCATTGAGTTCCCCAATCTTGCCCTTGAAGTTCTGCCGTTTCAGGCTCTCCGTGTTCATTGAGTTTGCCAACGATCCTAGTTGCCGGTCCACCTGTGCCAAGTAAAAGCTCATAACCTTGAGTCTTTTTAACCTCTAAAGGATATTGATTAATCTCATCGTTGATTAAGTCGGCTTCGGTGTCGCTATTACCTGACAAAGCTAATCTGTCAAGTAAGTCTTTAATATGTTCCATATCGCCCTGACCTGGAACAACGTAACCCATAATGGTTACTTTTTTATTTTCTTGTGTCATAATAGACTCCCTTTGTTTGTTTGTTTGTTTGTGAGAGTTGCTTTTTTAAGTCCCCAACTCTCGTTTAAGACTGTGGGTATTAAGCCACTTAAATTATGAGAGAGTTGCTATTTTTGATCTGTGAACCCCCATCCCAAAACTTCGATCACTTGGTCTTATTTATATTAACTCAAGTGGTGCTTGTTCTTCATGAACACATCCACGCACTTAGCGAATCAATATATTATAGTTATAGGCAATTAGTTCCTATTAGTCAAACATTAAATTAATTTTTTTTATTGTTGACTTATAGGCATTGAGTTACTATATTATATATATAACAAACAAACAAAACGAAAGGAAACCAATGAGTAAAATTTATTATGGCATTAAATCACTTGATGGACTTTGTGACATCTGGGGAAAATGGTGTGCTAAACACAAAGTTTTCGATAATGAAGGAAACGGAATTAATCCAGAAGATGTTTTATTTGAACATGACTTGGAAGATTCAAATTATAATTTTAAACTTGATTCAGAACAAATCCAATTCGTCAAATCATGGCAGATTATGTTTGAGTTTGCAGAAAAAATTGAGTTTAAAAATAAATTTGGTTTTGAAAAAAACTTTAGCGATAAAGATTTGTAAAAACCCAAACATATTTCAACAAAGCCCACGCATTAGCGTGGGTTTTTTTTGTTCGTAATCTCCTGGCAGGCCCAGCTGGTTAGAGCGAACAATAATTCGTTCCAGATTAGGTTCCTCCAGGAGTTTTCTACCGGGTAAAAACGAACAATAGTTCGGAAAAACACCAGACTGGAAGGTAAAGACTGATGTCAGCACACGCTGCTCCAGGATCTGGGCCGAATACCGAACAATTGTGAAGTCCGAAGCCCAACACCCAGTTGGCTTTCCACTGGGAACCAGCTGCGTGAACGAACAATAGTTCGAAACGTAGTTTACCCGGTCGGTCTGGAGCGAACAATAGTTCAAGGTGCTCGACTTATAAGGTTAGAAACTGGATCAAACCGAACAATAATTCGTTTTTCCCGGCGGCCGCATGCGTGAGCGAACAATAATTCGATCTGACTGGACGGCGGCCTGGAAGCACCGAACAAAGAGGCAGAAGCCAGAGGCACGGCAGTCCGAGAAGCAAGTCCGACACCGAACAAGTCCGAGTCCAAGTCCGATAATCCGACTCCGACACTCCGACTGGTGAAGTCCGATCCTCCACGCCTCACCGAACACGCCAAGTGATAGCGTTACTTTTGGGCTTTTACACTATTATGCTCTATCGTCTGTGGGTCGTTATGGGTCTTTGTGGCTGTTTTCATGCGTTTCTGTGCAAGGTCTTGAAATTCTTGTAGTTTTTCCAGTATTTGCTCCCTTGTCATAGCGTCTGCTTGTTCATGTAGCACATGAGCCTTATTTACTAGCAGTCCAGTAGCCTTTAATCGCAGTTCTTCAGCACGGATTGCCGCACCATGATTACCGCTTTCCCAAGCCTCATTTCTAATCTTGAGCAGATCACGAACTGATTTCTCTACTGTTACACCGAACCTAGTTCTAGCTTCTTCACGCATTTCCTGATAACGCTCTTGCACTACTGGGTTACGCAACAAGCGAACAGCATCAACTCCAGGGTTCGCATATCCAGCAGATCGTGCTGCAGAAGTTTGCGTCATATCTTTGTGCATAAAGTTATCTAAAAAATCTTGTTGTTTATCTGTTAATCTTTTCTGACCAGATAGCCTTTGCTCCCTAGACAAATCTTCTCCTACTCTTGGCATAAGTTCTCCTTTTTTGCTAACAATGTATATAGGGTATGGGGTGGGTTACTTACCACCCCCCTATACCCCCTATAGGGG